TTATCCTTTTGAACCAATTTGGCGACTACGATCACGAAGTTCCTGTTTCTTCTCAAATTCACTCAACGCAACAGAAGCATTTACCCCGTTCTTATTCATATCAATAATAGCATGAGCAAACTTCTCCATTAATTCAGGAGGCAATGCTGCACCACTTCCGTCATTTTTTGGTGTACCGGTTACTGGAAGCGGTTGTGAAATACTTCCTCCGGAAGAAAAGCCTGCCATCTTGGATCGTATAACCTGATTCAAGTCAAGTGTACGGATAGTGCCGGCCTGTTGCGACTTGTCAATCATATCAAGAATAGGGCCAACGGTAGGATTCTCAACGGCGGCATTACTAGCCACCCACTCTTTTGACTGCCCCGCTGGTCCTTCTCCTACGATTACAGTCGGTTTGTCAATAAAGCCACGAGCATCCGGATCATAATCGGCACCGGCAAACAACTTTCCATCTTGAGCACGACGAACATCAATCTTGCCGCCATCTTCACGACCGGTTGCCACACGCTGCCCGGATCCTTTTGAAGAACCTGTTCCTCCGGAAAGAGTCATGTTTTTAATCTTATTACGTTCAGCATTTGCGGAAGCTATCTGCGCAGCACCTGTTACCCCCATGAGCGCAGCAGCTACAGCACCGGCAATTGGTCCAAGATCAGCGAAAGCCCTCATTATTGAAACAGCAGTATCAGCAATAATTTGAGAGACTTTAATCGCAAAATTAACATCGGCATATTTCTTCTGAATATCCAGTTTCTTTTGCGCTTTTTCTTTCTCTAAGCGTTCTACCTCCTCCGTATTACCTTGAGCAGCTTCAATCTCCGCATCATACTTGGCGTCCACGTTATCCATTTCAGCCTGTTGGAGTGCCTGAACAGCACCAGAAAACAAATCCGAATAATAATCAAACTGTTTTTTATAAGAATCACGCTTCAGATTCTGAACTGATTGTTCATATTCTTCCTGAGTCAGCGTTTCATTCTCAAGATGAGTTTTAAGTTGCTGCAGCTGCAAATCATATTGTTGTTGTTGATTTAGAAGTCCATATTGATTCCGGATCTGATTAATACGGTTCTCACTATCCTGCACTAACTGTTCCTTAGCTTTCAGGTAAGCAATATCCAGTTCTTGAGTATCTAGTTTTTCCTTTTCAGCAAGTTGCTTGCGTGCCTGGTAAGTTGCATCCAGTACCTTCATTTGCGCCTGCAAATCCTCCCCAACCGTAGTGAGTTTAAACTGACTTTTAAAATCTTTAGTAAGATCATTCATTTTGGTTTGGATGGCAGCACGGGCATTGGCAGCGTCCTGATCAGCTGATAAAACTGCAGCATTAGCCTGTTTTACAGCATCAGATTTCAGTTTTCCATTCTTTAGTTCAAGATCATTGACATCATTCAAATACCGCTGTTCAATCGCTAACCTTGTTTCTGCACTCGAAGAGGTTAGAGAAAGAGTTAACATCTCATATTGTTCTCGAGTAATATTCTTTGCAGCAAGTTCATTAGTAAGGAACATTCTTTGCGCAGAAGTTACCGCTTTCTCTCTCTCCAAATCCTCCTGACGCAATTTATCAACAGCATAGATCTTTTGCTTTTCCATTGCTTCTTCCGTATCGATCAGCTTAGACTTAGCATCTACAATTTGTTTTTGGTATTCAGATTTTTTGGCCGACTTTGTAGCATTAGCCTTAAATTGCTCCAGTAATTTGATCCGCTTATTATAATAGTCCAAATCAGACTTGAGGATAGCCTGATTAATATCTTCTTCCGCTTGTTGTTTTTCTCTCCCAACTAACCGGATTTGATTTATTTCCGCCTCATGATTTGACTCCTGATTCTTGAGTGTAACAGCATTCGGATCCGATTTATCTTTCTCTATTGGCGTTGTCGGAAAACGCTTATCATAGATTTCCTGTGCTATTTCCCTATATTGGTCCGCTGCATTCTTCTCATCCTTCAGCCACGCTGACAACATAGACTTATTCATGTTGTTAAATCGAGTCTGTGCTTCCAATTTCTTTTTATCAGCCTCTATTTGCTCATTAACTTTAGCTTCAATATCTTCTCCTGACCACTTCTTGGACTGCGCTTCAGCCTCTTTAAATAAATCACCAGCTTCTTTTATTTTGGCATTAAATTCATCCAGTTCCTTCTTATTCCACTTAACAAAAAACATCTCTCCGGACTTCCTATCAGTTTTCCACTTACCTCCCTTGGCAATCAGATCCTGATATTCTTTCATTGTTTTCTCTGCAGAATCCATATCAGATTGAGCTTGTTTTAGTTCCTCCCGATGCAAATATCGAAGACTAGCCTTCTCTGCTTCTAAAAATTCACGAACACGAGTTGTATTCAATGCTATCGCTACTCCGTACTTATTCCATTCCGTAGTAGCAGACGGGACAATAGATGATACCCGTTCGATCACTTGATTTAGTTCATCCTGTTCATCCTTTGTTAAAGATGTCTTACCTTTCAATTCTTCATATCGAGCTGCAAGTGCAGGTAAAGTAGACTGTAATTCTACCACCTTTTCAAATTGTGTTTCAAAAGTATCGGAGAGAGGTTCAATAGCTTTAGTTAGCCCGGACATAAAATCATTAGCCCATTTCAAACCATTTTTAAAGTAGGTTTCAAGTCTTTTTCCTAGCTTATTGTAGAAATTATCCATTGTGTCACCTAAGTTGGACTCTATTCCTTGAAGTTCTTGCATCTGTGTAGACATAGAACCAGCAACACCATCCATACGACCAAGTGATAAAAGATAATTTTTAATTGCTTCTTCGGAGTTTTTCACCTCTGTGGTAACCCCTTTAAAGGTGTACTTAACTGTATCTCCACTTTTACTAGCCTTGATACCAAACTCCTTCAGTCGTTCATTCTCCCCTGTCATTGCATCCAAAATAGCCTCAATAAGCTGATCCACACTCTTACCTTGCGATGCAGACAAATCTCCAATATTAATAAGTTCTGAAGTCGTTGGTTTTATTCCTCGATTAACCAATTTAATGTAAGCCTCTGTCCATTCAGCCAAAGAGCCAGGCGTGTCTGCAGCAAGTTTCTGTAACATTTTCATTGCAGCAGCAGCCTTCTCCTGCGATTGAAGAGTATTACGAAGTACAGCTTCATACTTAGCGAACTCCTTTCGAGTAGTATATGCACTTTTTCCTATATCTTTCAGATACCCTGCCAGTTTCACTGTAATAAACGCTACTGCAACAGCTTTCAATTTCCCCATAGCTGTTTCCATCGGACCGAACTCTGACTTAATATTTTGCCCGGCTCCCTTTAATTCTGATAGCCTTTGACGAACTGACCTTAACTGATTATTCAACTTTGCATACTCTTCAGGATCCGCAGCTTCCGACATATCCTCAAGTGTCGCAGTTAACTCCTTGGCCACTTTCTTGAGTTGCCGACCGGTCATAGCATTAATATCTAAAGAGCGAGTCAGCGTGCCGATTTTTTTGTTATTATCAGTAATCTGTTTAGATAGCGATTTCGTTTCCTTCTCTAGATTTTGATATTCTTTAGTATTCTTCTTTCCTTGAGCCTCAAGTTCGATCATCGCAGCACGACGTTCTTTCTCTTCTTTCTTAAGTTCTTTGGTGGCCTTGGTTAGTTCGTGAATTTCCCGTTGGGCCTGACTGGATTCAGCAGACACAATATACTTTATTTCATCTTCTGACAAATGCTTCTTTCCCATATTACCAATTTTGAGATTGTTCGTAGATTAATGCTTGTTCTAATTGCTCACGAATCTTATTTCTAATTGCTTCATTGTAGCCATAACGCAATTCTGGGAAAGTCTCATGATAAAGAACTCCCCATACAGTTCGATTATACAAAGCCAGGTTGCTCCGGATATGGCGTGATATTCGGTCGTTTCCCCGTCGATATCGAATATCAAGATAACGGAGATACGGAAAAATACGGATAAAGTACTCTTGTTTGCCTTCGGACTCCTGGATAGTGAACGGCCTACGCTGCAAGCTTGACAACAATCTGCCTGAACGAGTATTCAGGTAAGTACGAACAACATTCTCCTGAGTCTGATAAATGAGATTGATACCTTGAGAAATAGTATCATGCACAAATCGCTGTTTGACTAAATCTTCTGAAATCATATTCGCTGTTATTTTCAGCGAATGTAGCAAGGGAAAGATAGAAGGTAAAGGACAAAAAAAATCCGGAGAGGAATAGTTTCACTCTCCGGAACTTCATTATTTGCTATTTTTCAGTTCAAGCATCCACCGAAAATCACACCCTGATGCTCCGGGACGGTTTTGGAACTTAAAGCCTGCATCCGTCATAGCTTTAAATATATCCTCTTTTGAGATATTTGCCGCCGGATCCAGTTTCTTTATAGATTGATAAACTTCATCGGTCGTAAACCAGTGTGTTGTATGCCGGGCATCCCATGCAGGCTTAAAGGTTGTTTGTAAGGCAGCGATATAAACACTGACATCCGTTATCTTATCATTTTCCATTATTAGCCTCCTTCTTATTTTCTGAATCAGTTAACGCAAAATTTAAAACTTGTACCAAATCCACAATCTCGTCACGTGAGATTGCTGAAATTACAAAATCTCCATCACAATCCACTGAAAAAACATCCACTTTCTTTCCATCAGGATAGTATGATGTTTCTTTATCTACATGAAAACGATGTCTACTCATGATTATTGCCTCCTTTCTGGCATCTCTTTGCCCGATAAACGCAATAAGCAGCCACCAATAAAAGAGGAAAGAAGATCAGGCCGAAACTAGTAAATCCAATAGCGCGGAAATACCAACGGTCAGAGATAGTGCGTACTTCACAATCAGAAGCTAAAGCACTATAATAACGACTTTGCAGATTATTAACTTGCTCTGTGAGAGCTTTGACATTGCTAGCGACATTGATGTCGGGAGCAGACACGACTGGCGTGTTGAGAATTTCAGTTTTCATACCTGTAGATGTTTAGCATTTCGGCAATTATAGAACACAAGAACGGCCGCCGTTTCCCGTGTCGCTAAACATCTACAGATTTCCGCCCGAAAGCAAAAGTGTAATGGGGAAAGGCAGCCGCCTATTTCGTATGTATTATTCTCCTAAAATCAGGAAAACGATTGGTTAGGGCATAAAAAAAGCCCTCGAATTTCGTGAGCATTAACCGAAGCTCGCGGTACGGATAACACTCCGCAGATGTTTAGCACTGCAAATATGAGAATAATATCTGAAAATGCAAAAGAAAAAACAAACTAATAAATATCATCTCCTATTTCTCGTTTCTTTTTAGCAGGTTTTTCCTTGGGAGCTTCATCCTTTGGTCGCTCACTCTCATGATCTCCCTTTATATAAATACCAGAGTTGACATTCTCATCTCCTCTAAGTTCCCTGCTTAATAGATAGTGATAAACATTGTTCTTTGACATGGCTGAATTTTCTGTGATGACATAGGCTTGCTCAAACTTCCATCCAAATCGCGCCATGTAATTCAAAGCGTCAACCATAGAATTAAATTTGATTTCCTTGCCATCGGCATCTACTAGGAAGTTATCAGAATGTTTCGACCAGTACTTTTGTGCCTGCCCAAAATCAATCTCGATCTTTACTTTCGTACCAGTCAAGTTACCGGTTCCCACTATTTCGCAATAAGTACGGATTGGATTCCAAGGGTCTTGCGAGTAACCTTTCAATGCTGCTAACATGAACAGCATGATAAAAACGGCCTTCTTCATCTTGTGTGTTTTTTGAAGTTATCCCGCAAAGGTAAGATTTGAGAAACAAGGAAACAAAAAAAGCGGAGTAAAAAAAATCCATTCCATTTTTCTAAAATTTCTTTGTTTTCAAGATTTATCCTCTATTATATTTCTTCGCGCTACTTCTGAAACAGACATATCTTCTCTTACAATATCAACTTCATCAGCTCTTATCAACTTCATTTTCTTATCAACAGCCTCCGGCTTTATCGCAACGTTTAGACCTGATCCACCCGCCCTTACACTAGGATATGCAACTCCATCGTATCCCAAATCACAACAAACCTTAGAAAACCAAGCTGAAATTAAATATTTATAGTCTTCTTCTGAAGAAGCATCCTCCTTAGAAAATTCCGAAGCTACAAAATTAATAAAATCCATCTCTGGTAAATTGCCAAACTTTGCTTTAAAATCTCTTTGCAAATTCAGAATTGACTTGGATGGGGTTTTATAGGCATCACTTTGTATGACAGAAACTAAATTTATATCTTCAAGAACAACCCATGAACTAAATACAACAGTTTCCTTATCTGCATCTTCTTTTACAGTCTTTCCTATTTCTGTCATTATAATATGCCGTGCTAGTGGTATGTTATCATCTATTGCAGTCTTTTCTATATCTTCATCTGTAATACTTCCGTAAAACATTGTTTGTAATGGAGTACTAGCTCTCTGATATGTTGTATTCAACTTTTCAGGTTTATAACTATGCCTTGAAGGAATAGTATAGTCAGCTGTAGAATCATAATTCTGTCCTCGGACGATAATCCTTCCTAAATGAAGTGTAGTAACAATTATAGGAAAAGAACCTATTGTTCTAAACAATGATAAAACATCCTCCAGCGGATATAAGGCTAAATCCTGTTTTTTTAGTAGTTGCACTATTTGGTTTATGTTATTATTTCCCATATTATCACATATTTATAATTCTATTTTTCATTTTTATACCATCTAAAGACAAATACAACAAATAGCATCCATATAAAATATTAAATATTTTTTCTAGAATTTACCCTCCGCTATTGATATGTTTAAATGTAGTCTTTTTAAACAATAATTTTATCGGAAATACAAGATCTTGCATATCCTTATCATCATAAGGAGACCTTAAATTCTCAAAAAAACCATAGTCATCTAATATTTCCAAATATTCTTTATTGCCATTTTGGGATGTATAATGGATAACATTAAAAAGCATTACTAATAATTCCTCATCACTCATTTGAGCTTGAATTATATTTATGTACTTCTGCTTCTCTTTTTCATTTAAAAAGCTCCTATGTACATGGCATATTATTTGGTATAAATTACGAAAGTAATACATTATATCATTTTCTACATACCTACTAGGAATTTCATTCGGTGATGTTCTCATTGAGAAATCAGTTGATGCCTCATATATTTCTATAATAATATTTCTTGCATCATCAGCCACTGTATATGTATGCTTCCATTTTTGATATTGTTTCTTTATATTTTCTTTGATCTTACAGAAAACACCATTTTCCCATCCTTTTTCATTATATTTATCAGAAACACACTCCAAATGAATCTGCCTTTGAACATTAAGTAAATTAAAGAATGTAGAATCAAAAAACATTTTGTTAGAAATTTGAGCCTCTTTTTGGCTAAGTTCAAATTGCTGTTGAATTTTATCCAACTGTTGCTGATTTACTTCTGATTGTTTTCTATATGCTTCCGATTGTTCTCTATATGTAAAATAAACAAGCACAAGTGAAACAAAGGTAAAGAGTGCCCCCACGCACATTGAGTAGTTTCCCCAATCAGTAATGTCTTCCGATACGCTTTGAGGTGTAAATACCCAAATAAATAATATAACTGAAGATAATATAATCAAGAAAAAAGCACAAAGCAAGGAACAAATAAGTAGATCCCGCCACTCTATTTTAAAACCAGTATTGTTTTTACCGGATTTCATAATTTTATTTTTTTTCATATTAAAAGTTGCTACGGATTTTTATATTAAACATTCACACAGTTCTTTTATAATCAATTTTTCACAACAATTATAATCTATCCTGCAGAGAACCTTACTTTACAGTTACAGAAGGAGATTTATCTATAAATTCATCAACCAATTTAAATTGATTTTCAAAATCAGGATCATTCGCCACTCGTTGTGTTAATTTCTCTTGTAATGTATTTAGACTTTTATCATATTCTTGTACTTTGAGCATATTATTTGGATCTAATTTGCAAGTTACCATGCCAATAGCTGTCATTGCCACATAGTATCCGTAAAAATAATCATAAGTTCCTGCAATTTTCAAAGCAGAAGCAAGGTTTGATAATGATAGAAGTTTCTTCTTATCCTTTGCCAACTTAATAGCATACAACATTAATCCTCCAGAAAGAGAACCTGTAGTTATTATCTGTTCCGTTTGTTTTTCTGTAAGCCCTAAATCTTTTGAAAATTCATTATCCCTAGGAACAGCGTTAAAAAATTGATCCTTCATCATCTTAATACTCATTTCTATTGAATCCAATTTATCCGTTTTATCCTGAATATCAGACAATAACTCTGACAGGTGACTTATAGATTCATTGACATCTCTAGAAACATCTTTCATTATTTCTGTGTTTTTTTCTATTTGTTGAGGAATATCTTTCAAATTGCTATAGACCTCTTTGAACTTGCCAGATGAATCATCCATTTTCTGTATTGAGGAATCAATCTTACCTGGTACATCACTTATTTCATCATGTACATCTCTAAATTTATGCAGAAGATTATTTATCGACTCACCAGATACTACAGACATTATAATAGCAATAACCGATAAAATTATAGATGATATCGTAGATGCAAATGTAAACTGGTCAGCTAAAACTTTATTCTCACAATTTGCAACAGAAAACTGAACTATAAGAAAAAAAGTGATAATTATTATAGCACACCACAACATAATTCGATGTTTTTGTAGTTTTACTACTTCATCAGACAAACGAGGCTCCTTTTTTTCATTTTCCATAATCGTACCTATTTTATGTTATTACTATTATAAAAATCAACTCCTCATATCGTGCGCCAACCGGAACCACCCGGAATCCGATTTTACGGATTACACGATATGAGGAGTTGAAAATATGGTTTTTACTTGGCAAAAACAAAGATAGTCAAGAAAAACGAAACAGCCCAAAAATATTTTGACTTTTTTATCAAGATAATGCAGAAGCTGCATTATTCAATTTATCGGCAACATCTTTCAATGCATCAGATAAAATTTTCAATTCCTTTTCTGTGAAAGTTGCTACCTTCCCATGCACCTCATTTCCATTAATGCGTTGATGCAACCAAGAAGCTGATTTATCAAAATATTGCTTAGCAAATTCAGAGACAGAGATGAATGGAAGTACTTCAGATAAGATCTTTCGCACTTCAATCTGTTTTTTCATCTTTTTAGCATCATCAACCACTTGGTGAATCCGAACAAAATCTTCATCAATAGCCGCCTGCAGTTCCTGTTGGTCTTCCGGCCGTAACGAATCAAAGAAACGATCCATCTCTTGTTCCGCTTTTTCACGATCAGAACCTTTAGCCTCGAGGCATGCTGTTTTTAATCTGAAAAAATCTTCTTTTACTCCCATCTTACATAAATTTTAGATAAAACAAAATAATGAAGAAGATGAGTTCCCCACCCCGTCGAGTGGGGAACTCTTTTTCTACCGAGCAGATAACCTCTGAATCTCAAGCTTGAGATTCTCTATTTCTGCGTCGAGTACCGATTTTCTATAACCAATTCCAATGAGTCGGTTATAATTTCGGAGGTAGTAGTTAAGATTTTCAATTAACTCATCTACCCGCGCTTTTAGCGCTTCTTCATCAGTCATTCAAAGAGCTCTTTTGTTTGACATCACAAAGATAAAGAAATTATTATCACAAACAAAACTTTTGATAACAATTTCTTTATCAAATTCATTATTTAACAGTTACATACCCAAAAGCTATTAAATCTTCAATAAAATTCTCCGGAGAATCAGCACGAATAACGTTTCCTGTTTGGTCGCGATATCGGTCGGCAAAGTTGAACATATATTCCTGATCGGTACATTCAGAATCAAAACGACTACCTTCCCGAAGTTTGGTTACAAAATCTGCAGCGCAGGTGGCGGTTATTGTGCCGCCATCCTGCAATAAGTAATTTCTATTATTCATTATCTACTAAGTTTTTTCGTTCTAAGTTTAAAGTATATTTTTTGATCATCTGTCAAGAAAGGCAGATTCTGAAGCGTTGTTCCTGTTTCAACTTTCGCCTGTTGCGCAAAGGTAATCATTCGGCCTAAAAAAAGAACCCAATTACTCATCTTTGTGAAGTTCGTAGAACCGCTATGTTGGCGAAATTCTATCGTCCGGTGGCGGGCGTAAGCTTCAAGATTTATTTTATGATAGCGGTCGTTTCCAAAAGCTGCTCGAAGGTCATCGAGCGTATTTGCCTGCAGTATTCTTCTTTCAGATATTCTGCTTAAGCTTTTGCAATATTGGTTGTCTCTGCGTGTAGCTGGCATGAAAGCGTTTATTGTGTTCTCTATATTCTTATAACTAAGTGCTAAGTTCTTCCAAGTGTTCATGTTGAAATCCGCTGCATCCATGTGGACGTGTAATCCACAAGATTCATTAACTTTTGCGTTGCAAAGATCAAGTACCCAACATACTTTTTCAAGTTCTCTCAATCCGCTTTCTCCTTCCAATATTGGGCTTACCAGTTCAAAAGTATTGTTGCCATAAAGACTTGCGTCCGTTACCAATTTCCAATGTGCGCTTGTATTATGGTTGTATCCTTCAACTGCTACGTTTATTCCGGCTTCCTGAAGTTCGTGAGCAAGGTGATCGCGAGTGCAGTTGTACGCTTCGATCTCAATTCCGAAGCGGCGGTTAAAGGTATAGTCTATTTCAGGTAAAAAAGCGGTTGTATTAGCTGCTGTAGTAAAGGTTCCAGCTTCAAGCATCTTTTTATATACGTTTTGTACAAAACCGTAATTTCCGTTTGTTACAAGATCCGCAACTTGGCGGCGGGTTAATCCTAAAAGAAGCAATTGTTGTATCTTGCTAGTCTTTGTTATGCTCTGATTTAAAATGTTGGTAATTTGCTCGTTCATAATGCTTTATCCTTTATTTTTATACTTCAAAGATAACACTATAAGCTCTAACAACGTAGCAATAACAAGTTTATTATCAGCATCTTAGCTTTGTTTAGCTTAAGCTAAAATAGGATACAAAAAAGGTCTGAAACATGAATATCCCAGACCTAATAAAATACTTCTATTAATTAGAAAACAGATATACTATCTCCATTATCCATAAGCATGGTATTACCGTAAATACATACAACTTTTGAACTACATACAGTCCACTCATAACCATCGCAAGTATATATTTTCTTTTGGTAAGTAACTTTTTGTCCCTTTTTGTAATTCTTCTTTTCAAACATGGCTTATTATCTCTTTATTATTGTACAGCTAAGATAACACTATTATGTCGAACAAGGTAGCAACTACCGACTTATTATCAACCGATTAGATTTGTTTAGCTTGAGCTAAAAAAGGATTAAAAGCAGATAGTAAAACTGACATTTAAGGGATTCAATATAGAGAATAAAAAGATAGCTTATTCAGCTCCTCCATTCAATTTATCTCTGAACACTCGAAGCTGATCAATGGTAGGATAGAATGTGGAGTTTTCCCAGTTTCGAGAGATTACCGCAATCATTGATTCAAGATATTTCCCACAATCTAAAATTGTAGAACTCTTGTTCAATTGATAACGTCCAGATGGATAAGATTTATTTTTGAGTGTTTCTTGCGCCCACATTAACAACTCCTGCACAGATTCGTGATCAACCATTTTCCATTTATTCAAGTTTTAAAGTTATTGCATAAAAAAAGCCTCGACTTCGCTTAGCCGGGGCACATTCCACCGTCGTGGATTGGAATTTTTAAGATTCTGCAACAAAGATACTACTTATTTCTTACCTTATTCACTATCACCCTAATTATTATTAAGGAAATGATACCTATATACACTTTATCTTTATGCAAATCCCACCATGATAGTTCTACGACAGTTTCTTTTTGATTCAGCAAAACATTAACCTTATTACTTATAGTATCAAGTCGATTCGAGAGCTGCTGCAAAATAATGGACAATGTTTCATCAACTTCTGTTCGTTCCTGCTCCTGCTTGGATGCGGTAGTAGTACTTTCTTTGACCGGGTACTGTTTCCCCGTTGAATCCGGAGCAGACAAGTAAACTGTTTTATTCTCAATCTTTAGATCACTCAACTTATCGGTAGTAATCTTCGTTTGCTTATTCACGTTCATCTGTAGAGACTCAATCATGTTTTGCAGGTATTGGAACGCTCCGGAATAGTCCACCTGCTTTTGCATCTCAATGTTCCGGGAAGCCTTGCAGGAACTTAACCATATTCCCGACATCAGGAGTATGATAATATAAACTAGCCGCCTCATGGTCGAACTACCGTATTACGCAAAAAAATAGGAAATTCGGAGCGTACATCGAAACAGGGGCATGCCTTGATATACTCTACCGGTTCAACCTCCCCACTGCCATCCAGATCAGGCGAAGTATCTCGATGTCCCAGCAGTTCAACAATATTATATTCCTTGCAAAGCTTCGTTACTAATTCACGCAAACTGGCTTTTTGGGCGGGAGTACGAGTATCAGCAGGTTTTCCGTTTGCATCTAATCCACCGATATAGCAGATTCCAATACTGTGCTTATTATACGAAGACTCTGAAAATCCTTTGGTATTACAATGCGCTCCGTCAATGCTCAACGGTCGTCCATTCTCTACCATTCCATCAAGGTCAATTACGAAGTTATATCCTATCTGGTTAAAACCTCTTTGTTTGTGCATCCGATCAATATCTCTTGCACGTAAATCTTGTCCAGCCTTCGTTGCTGAGCAATGGATAATAATTGCATCGATTACCTTCATTTTGATTCCTCCTCTTTTTTATTGAACAACTTATTCTCAAGCCTATTAAACCGATCTGTTATGTAGACTGAAACTCCAAATACAGCCCCTGCATATAGCAAGCACTGCGCAAAGAGCCATAATACACTATCATGTATTTCACCATGTGACATAATGAACCCTGCAATTGCCAAAGCAGAGCCTAATATAAGCATACCAATAGCACTCCCATACTGAATAGCTTCTTTTGTATCACGTTTCATTTTATCAATATTTACAAGTTATATATCCTAATATTTAGCCAATCACACACGATTAAATAGACGCTTTATATCAAATAAGTCACTACCCTCCCTATCGAACATCAATGTCCAGCCAATTGAAGCAAATTCTTTTGTTACAAACGGTCGTATTTGACATGACGAAGACAATTCCTTCAACCAAGGAGTATTCCTCTGATCTGAAGTCATGGCAACTCGTAACTGTTGCATCATGGAAAGAGTACGCCTTGATTGTATTGCTTCCTCTATCAGATCCATTTCTGCTGATTTTGCAGCAATAGTGACTGCCATTTGCACTTCATCCTGGATATTATTCTTCTGATCACGTTTAGACATGATATCACCAATTTCCACAAACAAATATGTCCCGGAAACAATACCATCAACACGTTGCTTAACAGAATCAAAACTTTGCCCAAAAATATAATAGTCTAATCCTTGGATCCGGGAATATTTAGGTAGGCTTTTTATTTCTTCTTGAATTGCAGCGTATTCAGGAAGATCACTCCTCCCCTTTGCAAAGATCTCAAGTAGCTTACTATGATTCGGGAACTGAGCATAATATTTGAGAATCTCGAAAATCATATAATTTGTTTTATTAATGAAATTGGCAAACCTGTATTCTTAGCGATATCCACAACAGGCATTTCCGCACTCCCCATGCTCTGTACAGCCTCTATCAGTTTTTTACGCAAAATTGTAAGATACTTGATTAGGTTCATTTGCTCAACCGTCGAAATATCTCCTAATCCATCATTGCTTAAGTTATACAATGATTCAAGCGCACCGGTTGTTATAAGACTTTTCTTTTCACTCTCACCGGCAACTAAGATCCGGAACTGTGTCTTTGAAAACAAATAATTAACAAACGACGAGAAATTGAATGCAATACTTTGCAAGGTTTCTGAAGATAGTCTTTCAAACGACTTAGCTAATGTATGTGCAGATTCCGAATCATACGGACCAGGATGATATAAAATAGCAGCAAGCAAAGGTAACATCTCTTTATTACATCCCAACAGGGAGCGAGCCTCTATAAATTGCAAGGCTGTAAGGGAACAAGTCAGCTGATTAAAACCTGTATCGATACTATACCCAGGATACAATTTCCCCTGAATGGATACATAAGGAATTAATTGCACACAAAAGCAACTATTCAAAACGAACTTATAATCCAGTTTTGAGAGATACCTGGCAATCGGTAAATCCAATCTCTCCGGAGGCGTTTTCTTCGCTTTAATAAAATCATCTTTAGACAAATCCTGAAGAGCAGCATCCTGATCCGGATATGTAACACGGAAAATAAAGTCTACTTGTTCTCCTAACCAAGCTAAGTTTGACAAAGTATCTTCATCTTTAGCTCGAGCAAGTGATCGCGGATTCCATCCCATTGCACGGCAAACATGTTTAATCTGAAGCATACCCGGTGAAAGCTTTCCTTTTGTGACTAAGTCCATATCTCCCATAATACCTTCAAACAGTTCCGGAGTCAATTCCTCCCAGGCGTTCGGTACCGCAAACTTTTCCTGATGTACACAAAACTCAATCATGGCATTAATTGTATTTTATCTTCCGGTTGATTGAATGAAGTTTCAGTCTCAATATCAGTATCCTGTGGATCAGATAATAATAAGTCGATATCTTTAATCAAGCTATTGGCCTGTTCCTGCAACTGAACAGATAAAGAAAGCAGTCTCTCCTGTTCATCCCTTCCGGATCTGCTTGCTTTTGAATCATCAAAAAGATTCCGGATAGTGGAAGGAAACTCCAAGATATCAAACCTTGTTAAGGCAACAGCTACTACCTTCTTTGCAAGCGCTCGATTAATTAATGACAAGACGGATGGTTTCTCCTTTGCACGTTCCAGGTAACCGGTTAGATTCTCCTCCAAAACTTCAATCTGTATCGGAATACAGCGAAAGAAGAAAAGATATGATAAATCAATGCAGTACAAAAGATCGAATTCTTCTGTTGTTTTTATCTGCAGTTTATCAAGCATCTTATAATACCTGGTTTTATTCCACCCTAAGTCCTCGGTACTATTCAGGAGCGCAATAAGGGAATCCATAGCATTATAATAATTCTCATAATAAGCCCTTCTTATAGCTTCCTGTTCAGACTTGTAGATATCAATATTCGCTTTACGTTTGCGAAGTACATCAAAGACTGTATCATTGGCCATCGTTAGATTAGCCAACGCAGTTCGAAGGTGATCGTATAGTTCACCTGCACCTTTTTTAATGATATTATTATATACAGGAACACTCACAATATTCGCAATTCTCTTATAAGCGGTTACTGCATGACTATTAAGTAGCGAAAGGTTTGTGTTCGAGTCAATACCAGGCACGAACTCCGCAAATCCGGAGATGTCTGTAAATAAGTCTTTCAGTATCATGATTGTTGTTTATTTAGTCGTTCATTAGGAGTTACTTCTTCTTGCCGGCTAGGTGTTTCACGATAGAAACCAAAGCGATATCCTTGCTTGTATAATTCAGGAAAGTTTATCCGAATAGCCATATTAAAAGGTTCAGAGCATATTTCATCATCCGGAGTTAGCGACATCAGGTAAATCAAATAATTATAATATACGTCAGCTCCAGACTTTGAGATGACCCCATCCTTGGATACACTAGATATAGACGAATCAAGACCAACAGAAGAAAGTAGCACTTCATCAGCACGCTTGTCATAAGTAATAAGAGCGTCAATATACTCTTTATATTTCAAATCCAAAACCTCAAACTTCCACCGTTCCTCTTCACCGGATCCGGTTTTGAAACTAAGAGTTGCATAAGCCTTTCCCTGGTTGTCCGCCCCAGAAAGATACTCACTAATATTACGGAGTTCTTGCTTGAGATACATTAGAAAATACGACTCCTTATAGGTAGTCCCGATATCAATCCCATTATAAGTTAACAATGACTCATTCTTTCTTTTCCGCTCTTGATTTTCATTGCATATTTTCGTTATCTGTGCACGTTTTGATTCTGCCCATGCATTCGGGATGATAATATGAATTTTAGCAGCTAACGAATTTCTTAAGAAAGAGTTTATGTAATTAGCCGTATCGTTTGAGCCCTTGATATAAGCTTTTGTCCCTTCATGAGTTTCATTTACACCATAGAATTCACTAACCGATTTTTCTCGATGATGGGATATTGCAGCCCATTTAATGTTACGAATATCACTAAGCACCAAACGTGGATAAAACAAATATTTAGAAACCCCATAACTCCAACGTCCAACGGCAATATGAGTGAAGTCCTTATAATTGATCAGTTCTGTGACAACATCCCTTTTTTGTGTGGCCAACCGACACCGTCTATTCTCCATCAACTCAAGACCGGCTACTGGTAATTGCTCTCCGATACGGTTACCAAGCGTCATGCGCCATTTCACAAAGTAATCACGAAAGTAATAGTAGTTCTTTATATTTCCCTTAGCCACCTCTTTATAATCAGACTCTAAACCACGATCCTTCCAAGATTCTAACCAAGTAGTTATTTCGGGACAGTCCGTCCATTCCTTAACAAGCTTCCCGTTCTTTATGCTCTTAATGTATATAGCCGGCCCGAGGCCGTACAGCATGTTAACTTGTTTTGTTATCAACCGAGGCAATAAACGATTCTTCTTGATATCGCTCTCCACTTCTTCGCACTTCATGTTATTCGCTCCACGTGAACATACGTTGAACCCTCCAATTGATTGCCAATTGTAGTCTGCAGGAAGAACAGTATTTGAATTAACGAAGCCCGGATCCTTTAACCCCGCTGCAGGATTCGTTCCTAACTGAAAGGAAATGGTGCTTCCGGTATCCACATAGCAACCATAATTTCCCAACATCTCTAAACTATCACTCATAACCAGTCTATTTTATGCAATTTATATCCATCTTGAGGAAATCCCATGTAACGAATAAGTATGCGATAACACATCTTTGGGTCACCATTCCCATCATTAAAGAGGAAGAAGTTCTCACTATCAATGCTGAATCGTTCTTCCGGAAGTTGTGTCCGGAAAGTACAACCCTCCCTCACAACCAACTTCTCGGAAGACTCCCCTTTCTGCCTGGAGTAAGGGAAGAAAGCAATGGTAAAGCAGCCGTTTGGCAACTTAGACAACTCCTTTGCCCATTGCAGTGCGCCTATGCCTGTCATCGTCGTTTCCATGCCCGAAATTATCGTTTTTACCCCCCTCCTGAAAGGACGCTCCCAGGGGGCTGTCATATTTCCTGACAAATGCATTTTTTTGCACCTCAAACCGCTTTTTCAGCGGGGCGTGGAGAATTTCGCCTCTCGATTTTTCTTATTTTTGTTTTCAAAATGTCTTTTGGCTGATAACCCGCATTTTAGATACCAAAGCAATGTCAAACACATAGTATTATACAAAATTCGGAACTTACTATATCACTCTAACAAATACATTATACTACTAAATTTTCGGGCAAATCATCCGGTATGTTCCTTAATTCACTTTGTATTCTGTCACCATATAGCCCGAAAAGCAAGTAAATAAGTGCAGAAGGAAGCTGTGTTGTTAGTCCTGCCTGGTGCTTTAACGGTACTTTAACTTCGGAGGACTTATCTAGCTCAATACGCCCGTCTGTTTTCTTAAGTGGAGATAAAGGAATAGCACTACAAAGGTTCGGGCACTCGTTCTCATCTATCCGGCATACAGGTAATGAGTTACTTTGTTCACCAAACAAGAGCAATAAAAGTTTAAATTGCTGCCAGTGGTAAATAGTAGACTGTCCTTCGTTCATGAGTTCAACTGAAAATCCGTAACTCTCTAATTCTCTTTTCAATATACGAGCATCAGAAGTTATTTTTTCGAGGTCCTCCCGGCGTTTATTGGCCGCCCGGTCGTGATAAAGCACAATCTGTTTATTAATTGCGTCAGTTCCGAAAAACTCAAAGATTTGCTTTGCCAGTTCCGGCTGTTCTGCCGGATAGTAGCAAGTGAATTCTTTTAGAACCCGGAGTTCATGACCATAATCTTTCTCTTGAGCAGCAACAACGCTGGAAAAGTGTCCGGGGTCGTAACCTAGAAGAATCCGTTCACGTTTATCATAGTACTTCAGATATCTGGAGGTTAAAACAAAGTGTTCACGCAAATCTAACTTCAAAATTGATTCATAGCGATATCCATCAGAGAATTGATGTTTGTCTTTTCGATAGTTTGCGAAGAATTTATTAACGACTTCCTTCTTCCGGATTGCACAAATAGAAGTCAGGAACTCATCAATGTCAAGTGATTCTAACTGGGTACGGAAAAACTTAGGCCCAAGTATGTCTTTATTAGCGAAAGAAGAAGCACGGATATAATAACTCGCATTTCTACGCATATCCGCAAGGCGTGGCTTCCAAGTTGCTACAACACGTTTCGCTTTTTCTGTTTCCAAACGTAGGGCTTCAATGATAACAGGATTCTTTTCCTCTCTCAACCGGTGATTGTTCCGATATATTTTATATAAAGCAGCATGTAAATATAAAGCAGCGGACGCAATCTCATCAATAAGCTCCTGATTGACGTTATTCTCATATTCTTCATACCAATTATCTTCTCCTAAATCCAAGCGGGCCGTATCCGACACACCTGTTATTCCCTGATAATAAGGAGACATTCGAATAGAAGCCAAAGAACCACGTAAAGACGGGAACAAACGAGTCTTTAACTTCTCGCCTTTATTGTGTTTCATTTCCTCAACAAAGGCATGAACACCTGATCGGCCGGCTACGGATTCCGGCTGATCAGAACTCACCATCTGAAGATGATGACCATCACGAAATAAGATACTATGCTTTGGATAAGCAATCGGATATCGAGGTTTTCTGAAGTGAGACGGTATTTTTGATTCACCTACAATATAGTCAATACCATATTCAAGCATGGAACGCCGTCCATCACCAACTGGTTTGGAAAAATACGCCTGAATATTAGGCCAAACATTTGTCATGAGTGCTACGTATGTTTTATGAACCAAGAACGAAAGTTCCCCAGGCATATCGTTTGCTACTCGAATAATACGTGGCCCCATAACCCCTTCCGTCTTACCTGTCGCACGGCCGGCTTCGACAATAAGTACATTTGAATCAATGGCATTCGCTCTAATCTGCATTACATTCTGATAACATTCTTCAAAAGTTGCAGTCAAGTCAAAAGTCGTAGAACTTGCACTAAGCGATTGCGATGATTGTGAATAAAGTTCTATTCCCATATTACTCTCCAGTTTCTTCAGGTTCTACTATTTCAGCCTCCTGAATATCAGCATCACGTAACAAACGTTTCTTATCCGCTTTTTCAATAGGAAGAGAATCAATAAGGTTGATATAAAACCCTTCATTGTTTTTGCGAGCTATTTCTTTTATTGATTTCTTTTGGAAACCAAGCTCTTCCGGAGTGAGGTTCGGAGAGATCAGGAATACGATGCCAAGATCGCGGTCTGCTTCCGCTATTTCTGAAGCTCTACGCCGGCACTCTAAGGCTGCGTTGTAACATTTCTCCTGTGTCTTGTAATCTCCTCTTACAGCGCATAATTTCGCTAAATCTTCGTATTTGTCTGCGTAATTAGATTCCCATACCTTGATAGATACATTGTTATCGATATTAAAGTAGTTTATAGCGGCATAGATACGGGCCTTACAGGTCCGTTCATCAATATTAATCTGCTGCGAAGCATTAATCCTCTGCCGTAACAGCTTGGCAGCACGAGTAATATTCCTCTCATACTCAAATATCTCTGCAGCCCATTGCAACTGCTTTAAAAATAGCCGAATCTCCTCCGGAATTCCTGAACAACATCCAGTTGTCAGAAACTCCGAAATTAGATCCGGATGTATTTTATCAAGGTGGTCTAATTGTGTCATACTCCAAACAATTGTTTTCGTAGGTCTAGTTCAACACGTAAATTTTTACGTTCTTCCAGGGTATTAATAGCATCAATATCTCCAGCTTCTGCCTTTTTCGCCAGTTCCGCATCAATATTGTATTCTCCTAGAGCACGTCCATTGTTGTATGCATCATAATATACATCTCCAGTAAGAGTGATCCGGACAATCAACGCTAACTTCTCCTTCCCACGAAGTCCAAGAAGGTTACAGATGCGTTGCGGTGTGTATCCAAGTGCGCCAAATGTGCGCACCTGGGATACATATTCTTCACCGATTTGAGTGATCTGATCTACATCAGAGGTAGGTGTCAGCTCGTTTTTCATACAATAAGTTTTAGAGTTTCTTCTGCAGTCATCAATTCCTCACCACGGATCAACCGGATTACCAGCTCTGGGAACATTGCCCGATATCGGGATACAATTGCAGATACATAGCGTGGATCTATTTCTATCGCATGACAAATTCGATCCGTCTGTTGGCAAGCCATAAGTGTAGAACCGGATCCGGAGAAAAAGTCTACTACAATTTGTCCGGGTGCACTAGAATTACATATAGGATATGCCATTAGTGCAATTGGTTTCATAGTGGGATGGATGGCGTTGCGTTGTGGCTTATCGAAGTTCCAAACTGTTGTCTGTTTGCGATCCGAGTTCCAAAAGTGACCGGCTCCGGGTTTCCAGCCATAAAGACAAGGCTCATGCTGCCATTGATAGTCTTGTCGTCCCATGACCATTGAGTTTTTTACCCAAACGCAACATTGTGCTATTTTAAATCCAACTTTCCGGAGAGATGCACGAAAGTTCTCCCCCTCACTATCCGCATGAAATACATAATAAGAACCACCCGGTTTCAAGACTGAAAACATGACAGTAAAGACTTGGCGAAGGAAAGTGGCGAACAGATCGTTTTCCATCGAATCATTCTGAATAGTAAGTTCATCTTCTGTCGCTCCTTGATATGCAACATTATATGGAGGATCCGTTACGAGCAAGTCAGCATATTGACCATTCATTACTGCAGATACATCCGCTTTGGAACGACAATCCCCACACATCAGCCGATTATTGCCTAGTAGCCATATATCACCAGGCTGGGCAAAAACAGAACCAGGAGAATCTTCTTCATCTGAAGGAATAGAAAACTCAATGTTATCTTCCTGAATGCCTTCTGATTCATGTTCATGGGTAAACAAAGGAGTCGCAATAGAATAATCGACAGCTTTCACCTCATAACCGAGGTTAAAACGTTCCATCGTATCGGTATCTATATTGTACTTTTTAAAAAGTAATGTATCAGGATTCTTTGTGGCAAACTCCGAATTATATGCTGCTATCTCTTCAACAGCTTCTTTCTTATCTGCAGCAAAAATAGGCTCATAAGGAATTTCAGGAATTATAAACCCCGACTTTCGTAATGCAAGCAATGCTTTACGTCGTTGATGGGCATCGATGATCCACAGCTTTCCATCCGGATCCTTCCAGGCCTTAAATGCATACTTGAAACCACGGGTAATAATAAGCATCTGTAGTTTCGATAATTTATCAGGATCCGATTTCTTAAAATCCTCCTGAAGCTCTAAGAACGAATCCAGCGGGGCAGTCGGTAGGCCACCCAAATTAAATACTTCTATTAGCTTTTCCATAATCTACTTTGATTCTTCGAGAATTGATTTAAATAAGGCTTCTCGGTCACGAAACCGACGAAGGTGTTCTTTATCTTGCGACCGTTTATCTTTGCGTTCAGGCCGTTTTAGAAAGGATTCGTATCTGCGAATGTTATCGGAACAGTTCTTATACCGGCGAAGGAACTCCAAGGGGTCGGACGCCCGTAAACGTTCCAATTCAGCTCTCTCCGACCGATGAACAATAAGCGGATGCTTATACCGAAACATTCCAGTGTCGTTGTACGTTTGCAGCTCGGAGAATGCTAGTAAGTTACGGATCCGGAGTTCAGCCATATCAACGACTGCACGCCTTGTCGGTTTCTTATCCAGCAATTCATCGAGCTGCTTCATCTTTTTCCAAGTCACCACACGATCATTATACAGTATCGTAGCTATTTGGACGTTTTCGTCTTCGAGTTTTTCCCAGTCGATTTGCGGGTACTCTTCGTGCTTTTGCTTTTTGGAGCTACCTTGGTAGGTTCTTTTTTTTTCTCTTCTTCCAAGGCTTGCTCTGCCTGTTCCGCACGGTCTTCGGCTTCAACTCTTGCTTCCTGTTCCGTTTCAAGCTCTTCTTTCAGTTCCTGGTTCTCTTGCTCTAAAACTTCTGTTTGTTCTTCCGCTTGAGATGCACGTTCCTCTGCCTCTTGTTTTTCTTGCTCACGAAGTTCCGCTTCAGCCTGTTTTTCGTAAATCTCGGCATCGATTTCAAAAGAGTTCTTTTCTTCCTGTACAGAAGTTCCCTCTGTTCCTGGCTGATTTCCCAAACAAGTTGCTGTGTTTCCGCCTGATTGAATCTCTGCTCCAGCACATGTTCCACCGATATCAAGTATATTTTCCGCTCCAGTTTCTTCTTTAGCTTTTTCTATTTCACGACGATTTATCCGGATGGCTTCCTTTGACTTTAAGTCTAGCAATGTATAAAGGATATCATCTGCATAACGTTGCGGGTTACGGGCAAACATCTTGAGTTTAGGATGTGCCGGAGCAGTTTCCTGAAGCAGACTTAAATCTGCTTCAGCTACCGCTGTATTACGTAACTCATTAAAATATTTCGTTTTCTCTTTAAATCCGTACATAACTTACGCTGTTTGAATTCTACTTCCAGAAACCTCAATAAGAGTGGCAGGGTCCAAGACTCGGAATGTAATAGAAGAACCGGCCTTTGCAGTCCATGTTGCTCCATCTTCCAAGATAAATGTCGTTCCGTCCGCAATTGTAGCTGCCTTATCTGTTCCGCTACCGGTCAAGGTAATATATCGACCTTTATCATTATTTGTCAAACCTGATACTGTCTCAATGGCATAAGTAGCAGCTGTTCCATTTGGTATCTCATAAGAGTTGCTTGTAAGTTTAATAGCCAGCTCTTTAGTCCCCGCTGCATGCACCTCTGCTGGAGCTTTTACAATATCACCAACATATTTATGATACTGTGTCACAGAAGTACGTTCAAAAGTGAAGGTTATATAACGGCCATCTTTGTCATTTTTTGCTTCATAAGTTTTCAATACCATAGGTCTATCATATTCTCCTAAGATATACCATTGATCTTCGCCAATCTCCTTAAATAAAATCACAAACTTACCGCCGGCATGTTCTTCTGTAAAGTTCAGAAGCTGATCCCTCATACCGCCCATGATTGCTACAAATTGGTTCGTACCAGAAGTCGTTATATCTCCTTTCTCCCCATTGCCCACATAAGTCGGAATATCATGTGCCTCAAAATATTGCATATATTGTCCCGAGAGCATTGGTATTGTCGCGACCTCTCGATTAGCATTAGGCTTAGGAAATTTCACATTCGAATTGATTTGATGAACATCAATCAAATAAATCTTATAAGCTATATTCGAGCCATGAGTTACTTTATCAGAAACGTCATCTATGCTACCAATGGCCATCATAGAAGCCAAAGATGTTCCTGAGAATCCTGTCATGCAAAACATTGAATGATCAGGATCCAGGAACATACCAACAACAAAAACAATGGCAAAAAGAAGTGCAAGAGATAAAAAGAGCTTTACCTGCATTTTACGTGCATATTGATTCCCTTTTTTATAAGGGTTACTAACTTTTTTAGCTTTCATAAAAATTAATTTTGTAATTAAGAAAAAAGGG